CACCAGTAACTTTTGTTTCAATAACGGCTGTGTAGGTTGTTGTATTATCTGCCATACCAAATGCGTTTTATTTGTTGTTTTGCTTCTTTCCAACTATATGGAATCTTATATTTCCCCTTAGCCATGTCAACTTCTTTGGATATACCATAGAATTCTTTCATTGCTAACAAATCTATTATATTTTTAATCATATTACTATAACATTTAAGTTAAATTTTATTAGTAAGGGGTAATACCATATTGTTTTAACATTGTACTGATGATAATGCGGTTACAACACCAGTTGATGAGTTTATATCCCAACACGAACCATTCATAAATACATTTGTATAACCTGTTAATGGGTTAGGGAATGTATCAACATATACAAAACATCCAACACCAAATGTACCAGTAGTACAATCAGAATATAATGTTCTATTATTAGATGCATCACTACAAGCAGCTGAAACTGAGCTACCATAACCACATCCGGTAAATGAATAAACAGTAGGTGCGGCCGTTGTTGTTGTAGTTGTTGTAGTTGTTGTTGTAGGTGCTGCAGTAGTTGTTGTTGTTGTAGTTGTTGTAGTAGTTGTAGGTGCTGGAGTTGGTGTTGGTTCAGTATTAGAACCAAAACTTCCCTCTAAAATTGGACCTAACAATTGTATAGCACATTCACCAGTAGATAGGTTATAATCATTGATAGCTCTTAAATGGTAGTCATTTCCTCTAAATTCAACTATATCATTCAATTCCATATTAAAGTAGTCTGCCAATGGTATAATCGCTGATGCGTTCATTAAACGAGTTCTAGGATTATATAAAAGATTTACATACTGACTCCAATATTCCGAATACAAAGATGCGTTTGGTAACGAACCATATACAGGTTGTTCATTAAAAAATAGTAATGATTTTGAACCTGTTGTAGGGAATTGTGAACCAGATGGTGCACTATAATTGTCAAAGTATGGAAATGTAGTTGTTTCATGCGTAACATTACCACCATCTACTAAATAATATGATTCACAATCAACTTGTCCATTATAATAAAGCAGACGAGGTTGTACTCTTGTTGGATTGTAATTCTGGTCAGAGATGTAAGTTGGTACGAATATTGGTATAATTTGTGACATATAATTTTATTTTTTTAGATACAAGGTTCTCCGAAGTCTGAACATCTTCCTATATAATAACTTAATACAGCGGTTGATGGGTCAATACTATATAAATCACAATTAACTAAGTCATATAAAATTCTATAACCTGTAAATGGTATAGTACCATCAGAATCAAGATATAGTACATTACCAAAAGTAAGTGTACCATCAATTGTATAAACAGCACTATAATCATAGTTTAATTGACATACACTTCTTGGATTTCCACTAATAGCCATTCCATATTGTCCTGCGTAGAATACTTGTTGTGATGGATTCAATCCTGCAACTGAACCGGATACACCAGTACCAGCTACTTGTAATAATTGTGTTGATGCTACGGATGTTTTAACTTCAAACTTACCTTGCGAAAAGAAGTTTTGTAAATCCGTATAATATGATTTACCAAATTCTCTATTTGCAGCTTTACTAAATTGTTGTGAAATATAATCTTGGTCTAATGTATCACCAAAGTTTAATTCGTTTACAGCTAAGTTGTTTGCTGGTATTACTTCCAATCTATCGTTTAAGTTAATATACCTGTTAAAATCCCATCTTCTACCTTTATTGTACCATTGGTTAAATGGTTCTATAATAAATGTGTTTATTGAAGTTTTAGATGGGTATATTACTAAGTTAAATTTCTTTTGTATAGATGTTATAAAATCAATCTGCTTAATACCTGATGTACCAAATGGCATATTCAAAGGTATATTCATAATCCTACCATCTGCTGCCTGATTTACTTTTGTTACCTGTAAAAATGATTTACTTGTACCACCAGGGTCCATTGTTACCGTTGGTAATGTACCAGTAGATACATTCGGCCTTTGTTTAATTTGGAAATAATAGTTTCCTACTGGTAATTTATCAGTTGTAAATTCACTTTGTAATTGATACGTTGTATTAATTCCACCACTTCTACTTTGTTGTAATTCATCAAAAAATTGTATATACGATTGTATAGCTCTTAAAGAATATTGTGTACCACTACCAGTCTCTATTAAACGAAGTTGCCATGTTCCATTTGCTGAAAAAGTACCAGGCATGTTATTTACTGAACAACTTACATTAATATTCAAATTTAGGATTCCTCTAAGAGAGCTTGATACTTCTACTTCGTATGCACCATTATTATAAAAGTCTTGTGGGTCTTCCAATTTATTATACCAAGGTAGAGTAACAAATGTATCAGCAGGTAATACAACATCTGTCATACCACTTCCAGTTATAGCTCCAACTCTAACAACTCCGTATGTTTCTAAATTAACATCATTATAAACCGGATAACGAAGTGCTCTATTACATACTAAATAAATGTTATCTAAACCACCATTATCTATAAATGATGATGAATATGTATATCCAGCTTCTTGAAATATTGCATCTAAAACTATTTTAGATTTAATAGCAGGTTTGAAATTCTGCGTACTGATAGCACCATCTACATCATCTACACCAAACTGATTAAGATTACCCTTTGTAAATTCTAATCTTTGTCCGTATTCTGCTAATGGATATACAATATCACCATTGAATAGATTACCTGCCCAACTTGCTGAAATATTAGTATAAGATGATGTGTGATTGTATGCAGATAAAGAACTTAAATCATTAAGAAAGCTTCTATTAACTTCTCTAGCAAAAGAAGATACAGCTCCAAAAAGTGTTACCTCATACGAATCAATAAATTTGTTAGCGTATAATACAACTTTGTTTAATTGTAAATAACCTTGAGATAAATACAATCCACCAAAATCTAAATAAGCTGGAACTTTTATGTTGGTAGCAAATGTATCAGGATTAAGTACACTAATATCATAAACATGCTCAAAGAAAGCATTATTCTTTTTCGTACCGGGTAACGTAATCTGACGAGTAAAATCGGCAGGTATAACACCCAAATCAAATAGACCTGTAACATTATCAGATAGCTTAATGTCTTCATCTTCAAATAAATCTAAAATTTCTCCGTTCGCAACCAGTTGAAATTGTATTCCTTGTGTTGATATAACTCCCATATATTATAAAATTAATTTATATCCTTGTCCGTAATTGAATTCAAATGAGTATTGAATAACTTTATCCACAACTCCAGTCTTAAATGTAATAGAATCGGTTGCTATGGTGATAGGCGTCAGCACTGTTGAGCTTTCATCCTTAATCCAATAGATTTCCTCACTAACTAAGATTTGCTTTATAATATCGTTATAATCCTCAGGAATCCAATCGGTATTTACAACGATAGATTGTTTAGAATCTACAATATAATTTAGGTTTGAACTATCTGCACTATCGTATTGTAGTGATGTACCAGTCCATGTACCTAATTGTGGTTGGTATCCTCTAGTAGTTGTACTGAATGATTGCTTATTAACCATATCAAAGTTAAAGTAATCAAACTGTCCAAATCTATTCTTCCACTTAATTCTAATGTTAGGATACTTCTGCTCACACTTAAAGTTAAAATAAATTGGAGTACCTAATGCAGTACTTCCATTATAAGCTTGTATTGTATAATATTCAGGCGAAGCATAAGGGAATCCAGTTTGTGCTGGAAACATTGGTACTTGCTGAATTTGTTGTGAAGATGAAATAGAAGATGATACGTTAATATCGGTTGTTCCTAAATCACTTACTATTCTTACTTTAGTAGGAATTGCTGCTACTGAACCAGCTCCACCAGTAAATACACCAATAGTACCTTTATTACTATCAAAGAATGATTGTGATACAGGTCCACTTGTCATTAAAGGCCAATGTGGAGTTGTTGTTGTTATTGTTTGTCCTACTTGCTCTGGGAATATACCATACCCATCCAATCCTTTGAATACAGCCGATTCAACGTGAGAAGATGTTACATAAGTTGAACCTGAAAGGTATCTAAAGTATCCATCAATCTTAAAGTATTTAACATTTGAAGGATTTTCTTGTCTAGTGTCTTGTAATGTAGAGTTTATAATTTTGCTAACATCAAATATACCAACACCAGAAGCATTTGGAAATTTAGCCAATTGATATTCAGGTATTGAGCTTGATTGTGCGGTTGTTCCATTCCAATAATACAAATCTGCATAATATTGAAATGAAGCGCTTAATACTACATCACCAGTCTCCGCTAACGTAAATATTGTAGGAGATTGGACTAATGAGCAAGTTGCTGGAGTTTGTGTTATAGAAAGAGACATTATTAAATCTTTTCTAATTTAACCTCTAAAGATGAAAAAGTATTGGATGTTACTTTTTTGCGAATCCTTTTAGTACAAAATCTAAAGGTTTTACCATTTCTTCAACCTTTTTATCCAATTGTCCTAATACAAATTCGTTTATGTACATTTGTAATTCTGGGTCATTCGCAGCATATTCAGAGTATCTTCTTGGACCGTATTTAGTAGAACTTCCTTTTCCTTCATGTACAAAGTATCCGTATTCTGCACCTGGCGGAGCATAGTTTAGAGCTAAAACGATTTTACCTTCGGCCTGTTCTTTTAACATCCTACTAACATCGTTATAGCCGGTTACTCTATTGAATAAATTACCTGTAATATATGCTCTTTTGAAATATTGTCCATTGGTCATATATACACCAGCTAAATCGGCATACTTAAACGCAATATCTTTAAGAGTTTTCATTATGGATAAAGATTAAACAAACAGGTATCAGCTGAATTGAATACTTTAAGATTAAATGTTACTACCCATCCTGCTAATCCATTATCAAAGTTATCCTTAAATGGTATTGCTTTTGGGTCACCTTGAATTTCAAATGCTTGTACGCCTGTTCTAGTAAATGAAACTATATCATTTACAATTGATAATGTGTTTGCATGTATATCAACAACATCATCCGTTCCTTCAAATGGAACTGTTTGTAAATTTGCTGAACCTACTGATTCATTATTCTTATTTTTTACTTTATCAGCGATTGTAAGTTGGCAAGTATATATTAATTCTTTCTCTAAAAATAATGCATCATTGATTGTAAAGTTACCTAGCGGATATGCTGGGAATTCTTTTGTATCAATAGAAAACATATCACCTTGTGAAACAAAGTTCAAAGATGGATGATTCGTCAATACTACTTTATAAAAATCTAATATGTTATAGTACAACGTATAGTTTGTACCCATATTATTTACTACTTGTGCTCCCATATTATTATAAGTTTAATCCACCGAAATATGCATTTCCCATATCAGGAAATATTTGGGTTTGGTTACCAACTGATTCCAAATACTCAGGTATTTGATTTGAATATGATATTAGATAGTTCTGCATTCTTGTTGCGTAGTAATCTGCGTTGTTCATACTCTTTTGTAAAAGGTAATCTACATCGTTTTTGCTTACCGCTTTTGATTGCTCTGATTCGTGTCTAACTGCACCTTCACTTTTGAATTGGATTCCAGAGAATGGAAGATATTCAACAGTTGCGTACCATATTAGAGTTGGTTTGATATGGTCATCCATCAAATCTTTATAGTATCCAGTAAATGGTGTACCTGCTTCAATATCAGCTTGTAATTTGTAATACAATACTGTACCTAAAAGGTTTAGTACATACTTTTCTTGCGCTGTTTGAATGAATGGTAATAATCTATCTGCATCTATTGAACCCTGTAAAGGAGTCTTTTTGATTATATCGTTTCTTGTTATAAATAATGCGTATGCCATGTGTTAATTAATTTTTATATACTTCGTATTGCTTTGTAAATTCAGGATTACTCATTTGTAAAACCTCATTAGCGTTATCAATACCACTATCAACTAATCCTGCTCCACCATCTTCTGATGTTGCTGGGTTTTCCATTTGCTTATCAGTTTCATCTGCAACCTGGTCAACTGTCTTACCTGTATCTTCAGCTTGTTGTGATAGAATAGCCAATGGAGTTAATTGTTCAAAATACAATTGTACATCTTCGTATCCACCTTCACTTAGTGCAGTAGTTAAGAAGTTTATAATTAAATTTTGGAACGGATTGATTGTCATAGTTTGTAAGATAGAGAATGCTGTCATCATTTCTTCTGATTGAGAACTAAAGCCGTTAGCTTGTGTTCTAATACCAAATAATAATGGTGATGTAATTCTATGTGCAACTAAGATTCTATCCTGTGCATATTCAGAAACGTATTTGTATTTGTCATGTAAGTTATCAACCTGAATTGTATCAATAGTTGGTTTTCTTTCTGGGTCATCGTTAAATGATAACATAAATCTACCAGCGTTTCTAGTGCCTGTAAACTTAGCTTCAATCATATCCTCAATTGTATCTCTTTCTTCAGGAGCTGGAATACCATTGTTCATATTAACCATCACCAATGGTAAGAAACCATTCTCAATATTGTTAATGTGTAAGTTAGATAATTCAGCTTCTACATAAGAGAATTGTAATGCAGATACCCAATCAGGTAATGAGTAATAGTATTTACCTGGCGTATAATTCTTAATGTAAAGAATCTCCATCTTTTCAGTTGATGTACCGAATGCTGGAATCTTCTTCTTATTTCTTTGTGCTTTATGGTCTGACCAATCTATACAATAGTAATAATTTTCAATCTTAGGATTATCATACAACTTCTCAGCTCTTAAATTTTGAACTGGAACGTGAAAGAATTTAACTACTTTAGTATGGTCTGCGTTCCAATATACTTGGAAAGCTGCATTACCATATAGTTTCAAATCAAACGATACACGCTTCATTTCTTCTTGAGGAATTAACTTATCTAATACAGTTTGGAAAGAATCATCTTTAGAGTACAATCCTTTACCAAATATTAAATCAGAAATACCCTCAATACAGGCAGCATTTGTTGTTGATGTTGTGAACGCTTCAGTCACATTTTGAAAGAAATCATCTGGTCCTATAATTCCCACAGGCACCCATTGGTATCTTGTCTTTGTATCTTCAGTTATCACAGGTATCTCTTGCTGTGCCATGTTTACTACTGAAAAGTTTTGATTTATCTTCATATTAATCTAAAATTATGTATTCGTTATCCGTTACATTACTAATGTATATTCCTTCTAATGGAATTTGGTTTTTATATACCGGCTTATCTATTGATTGAGATTGGTACACTTGTATAGAACCATTCCAAATACTACCACTAGCAGTATCAATTATTGTAGCTCTATATTCATCACCAATAGATGCAGATACAATAGATGCTGTGAATGCTAATAAGCTTTCATTTGCATTATATGTGTACGAACTAATAGAAGATGATGTATTCGCTAATGTGTACATATTCTGCAAACTCAATCTTAAATTGCCTGAGCCTGTTGGTTTAGTACGAATTGTGAATAAATTACTTCCTGATATATAATAGCTTTGCATTAGGTTGTCTTTATGTTGTAATTATCTATATATTTAACAACTTTACAATTGATTATAGTAGGACATAAAAAAAGGGAGAACTTAGTCTCCCTTTAATATTGTCAAAATCTATACTGATTAAGCTGCGCTACCTGTTACGATAGTAGGTTTAACAGTCAATGCTCCGAAAGGATTACCGAATGTTGAACCAGAGATAAATGCTGCTGGTAATTGCTCCAATCCAGTAAACGTTACTGAATAACCATAAAGGTCACCCAATGCTGCTCCAGTTTGAATTGTACCTGCTGTTACATCTGCTCCCTGAGTTTTACCTACCAATAGAGAATCTCCACTCATTGTATTCACAACGATTTGAGGTCTACCATAAGCCATCAACTTTAATTGAGTTGTCATTTCGTTAGTAAGTTTCTTCAAGTTAAGAACTAATTCTTGAGAGAAGAAAGTTGTACCATTATCACGAGATGAATTAACAGTTTCAGTATAGCTTGAATTTCCTTTCAAATCATAGTAGTATACTGTACTACCTGAAGGGAAAGCGGTGATTTCACCTGATGCGTTAGTAGTAAATGACGCTGTAGTAAAGTTTAAGAAGTAAACGCCGGTTAGGCCACCTACACTCTCTTTACAAGGTTCATTTCTACCTGCTGATAAATTACAAGGCATATTCTTAGTTTTTTAAGTTTGTTAATTTTATTTAGTTGAGTAAAGGGAGATATGGTTAATCTCCCTATTACTTACTCAATTAATAGTTTTTGTGTATTGCTATGTCAGAACCAATACCATATTGTGTACCAGCTGTATATCTCATAATGATTCTATAATTTTGAGAACCATCTAAGTTAGCCATGTCTAATACTCTTACTTCGTTGTAGTCACTCAATAAACCTGTTCCGAAGAATAAGTTTGATTTTTGTGCTGCTACCATTGCTGAAGCTGCAAGACCAGGACAAAATGCCATCTCAATTCCTTGGAAGTTTAATGGTTTTTCACCTACGTTCATTTGATTGTTCCATCCGTTAGCACCTGCTGTACCACCGCTTAATGCTTGTTGGTAAGCTTTTACTACGTTTGTTGGAACGTAAATCATTACATCTTCTTTACCGTATACAGTGTTAGGAATTGCATTTACTAATGAATCTAATGCTGATAATACGTTTGCTGAAGTAATTGAACCAGAGATAGAAGATGTTACAGGAGCACTATCGCCGCCTGCTACAACTGAAGAAGATAAAGCAGTATAGATACCACCAAATTGTCCGTTAGTTGCGTTTACACCTCTCCAGATTGATTCTTCAGTAGCTTGTGCTACTTTACCACCAACGTAAGAGATTAAGAAATCGTTGAAGTCTTTTGGAATCTCATCAAATGCGCTATAGCCCAATTGTAAAGCTTCCCAAGAATCTACGAACTCTTGCTTACATAATTCAAGGTTTACTTGAAGTTCTTTTGGTTCTAAGATTCTCTCAGTAAGAGCTACAGTACCAGAAGTTGTGAAGTCACATGATGCATTGTTTACTATGCTATCTACTGCAATCTTTTGGATAACACTCTTAAACTTCACATTCGGCATGATTGTGATGTATTGGTTATCCAAAGTTTTAGCTGATAACAACGCCGCTGCAATGTACTTCCCAGCAAATTCACCAGCATAAGTTGTAGTGATTGCAGGTTGTGCGAAATTTTGTTGTTTTCTCATTTTGAAATGATTTTTGTTTGTTTATTTATATAATTTAGATAAAAAAGAATTTTGGGTATTAACCAAAGCACCTTTCTTATTCATTTTAATTCCAGTTTTGTTTGGAGCGTTTTCATCAATTGGTGCACCGTCCAATTTTGGTAATTCTTCTTCCTCATCAGGTTCAACAGCTGCCATTTTATCAACAGTGTTTACTTTTGTTGGGTCACCAGGTAAGTCTTCTGTCTTAACCTTTTTTGCATCACCACCTTCTTCCTTAACTTCCATCATAGATTGCATCTTCTTCTCTAATTCTTCAATTCTATATTGAAGTTTAGTTACCATAGATGCCATATCAGTATCTTCAGGGATTGGGTTAGCTGTTTCTTCAGTTGCTACTTCTTCATCATCACCCATGTCACCACCAGCGATTGATTCCATTTCTTCAACTTCTTTTTCTTCTTCTGAAGCAGGTAATTCAACATTTTCTCTTTCAGTTATTTTACCATCCTTAGTCATTACTTTGATTAGGACTTCATTACCTTCAGAATCTTTTAATGCTAACTCATGCTCACCATCTGGTGCTGGAGTTTTACCATCTTCGGTTACAACATCTACTGATTCGCCAACATCAAATGTAGGAGATTCAACTATTGTACCATCTGCTAATTTAGCGTAAGTAAAAAGTACTTCCTCTTTGCTTAATGAAAGAGTCTTTACTATTTTATCTAATACTTGTCTTGCGTTCATATATTGATTATTTAGTTATTTAACAATTTGTTTTTTATTTGTAGTAATTTTTTTATTATATACCTGCATTCCATATATCGTTGATTTCATTTGCACTCAATACTCTATTATAGAATAAAGCTCCTGCAATTGAACCTGTATAGAAACCAGATGGTGCGTAATTTGGTGCCTTATCACCAGTTGCTGTGTAGTAACCACTTCCAACTAATAATAAGCTTCCGCTACCAGTTCCTAAATATGCATCACCTTTGCTACCACTTCCTATTAATATAGGATTTTGGTCACCAGCACCTCTATATAATTTTTGCGAGCCTGATATTCCATTATTTGTCATAGCAATCATAAGGAATTCATTAGTATTCGTTTCTGGTATTGTAGATACTACATCTCTTGTGTTTTGTTCAGTTGCTATTTCCCATGTATCATCACTTCTGCTACCAAATTCTAATGCATCAAATTGAAGACCAACAGTTGGTGCACCACGTTCTGAACCTGATGCTATTGCGTAAGCTCCATTACTTCCAGTTCCAATAAGACTTCCTAGTTTCGCCCACACTACCATAGAGTATTCAGATAATGATGAAGTAGTATAAACAGAAACTACATTATTTGTACCATTAAAGTTAAAATATTGGCTGGATGAATCCCAAGTTGGAAATGTAGCTCCAAATGATGCTGACATATTGTGATTGTATCCACTTATATCATACCAAATAGAACCAGAGCCAGGATACGATGCTGGGTTACTTGCATCTAAATATTGTATTAATCCACCTGTTGGAATTGCAACACTATAATTGTGTACAAGACTTGCACTAACATAAAATCTATAAAATTCAGATGCCTTAAAAGAACTTGTCAAAATACTTCCAGTTATATTTGGATTTGAGTTATATACAGTAGAAGATGCACTAAAAGAAGCACTATAAAATTGATTTACTGCTATCGGGTCATAAGTAATACCGGCTACCGATATACTCATAGTTACTGAACCTGATTTAGGCCAATTACTACCTGTCAAACTTGCCGTTACTGGAGCTTGGTCATCAGTTGTAAAATTTGCATTATTTGTAGTTGTTATACCAATACAATTACTAGCAATAGCTGATATACTCATAGTAGCATAGCTAGATGATACAAATGGTGATATGTAAGGAAATCTTGTTATACTTGAACTATATGAATAGTTCCAGTATATTTCAGGTCTTACATCCTCATTCTTCTTTTCTTGTTGAAGTGGTGAGTTTATATTAAGGTTGTAATTTAACATTACTTATTTTGTTTTATTATCTTAAAGCCACTATATTGTTTGCAGTAGATGATGCACTAACAGCAGTAAATATACCAGGTAAAAAACCTGATGCTGATACTAATGATAATACTGAACCATCCCATGTCTTACAAACTAATGTTCCAGTATTGCCAATGTAGATACCACCAGCTACAAATCCAAATTGAGGATTGTTTGCTGATGCACTATCAAATGTTGAACCAGAAATTGGGCTTACTGCAACTCCACCTACGAATTGTGGGTTAGTAATATACGAATTTTGAGTTTCTAATTTCATATTATTTGTTTATTTTATTATTTAACAATTGTAAATCTAATTTTATTGATTAATATGTGAATGTTCCAGTTGTTGTGAATGTATGGTATGTGTATCCACTATCTTGACTTATTGTACCACCACTAGCCTTAGGACTTCCAGAGTATCTTATTTTAACAATACCACTACCTCCATTAGCTGCTGCAGCATTAGCTGTAGAATTTCCTCCTCCACCACCTCCGGTGTTAGTACCTCCTGCTGTTGGAGTACCATTTTCTAAACAACCATTTCCACCACCACCAGAGCCACCACTTCCAGCACTTGCAACACCACCGCCTCCGCCGCCTCCAGCATAAGTTACTCCATCTAACCAAAGTTTTCCTGAACCTCCATTACCACCAGCGCTAGTAGTAGAATTAGAACCTACAGATGAAGCACCTCCACCACCGGCACCAGCTCCAGGGTTTGCTAAACCACCTGTTGAATTACCACCGGCAAATCCTTGAGTTTCTGTTGGTGAGCCTCCTGTTCTAGTACCTACACCAGCGCCACCGCCAGAGCCACCATCATTTCCATTTGTAGTACGAGTTCCACCTCCACCACCGCCTATTGCAGTTTGAGAATTAAAACTTGAATTTTGCCCGTTTCCTCCATTGGAGTTAAAACCAGCTCCACCTCCATCACCTACAACAGCACTTAATGATGTGCCATTTACAATAAAAGCACTAGAACTTATAAATCCACCAGCTCCACCACCTCCGGCATCATTACTGCCGCCTCCACCACCCCCGGCTACAATAAGATATTGTATATTAAGAATAGTATTTTGTAAAGTATCATCCATTCTTTGTGAACCTAGCATTATATCGTTTACTAAAGTATTTCCTATATAGACTGTTTGCATATTAAATTAATTAAAATATAAATGAACCAGTACCATTAGTTGCTACTAATGATGCTGATGTGAATGTGTGATATGTGTATGTTCCATCGTATGAAATTATACCACCAGTTGCTTTTGAACCAGTACCAGCGTATGCTACTATAACTACACCACTTCCACCTCTTGCTCCATTTTGGTCAGTACCAGCTCCACTAGCTCCACCAGCACCACCTCCGAAACTATCAGAGCCTGTTGTTGGTTGTATAGCACCATTGTTTCCACCACCATTACCTCCACCGCCTGGTCCACCAATAGCAATTGAAGTTCCTGAAAGGTAACTACCACCACCACCTCCACCAGCATATCTTAAACCATTTATCCAAAGAGAACCTGAACCACCATCGCCAGCCTTAAAATTAAAATCAGCAGCTCCATTAACTCCAGCAGTAATTGCTCCACCTCCACCAGCTCCATTGGCTGCACCAGTTCCACCATTTGAACCTTGTGATGGTGTACGAGAAGGAGTGTTACCTGTACCAGCAACACCATTAGAAGCACCACCACCACCACCAGAACCTCCGTTAGAACCAGAACCATTAGCTACGCCAAAGAAAGCAGTTACACCGCCGCCTCCACCGCCTGATGCACTTACTACATTCCAAACTGATTGAGTACCATTACCACCTTTAGTTCTACTTGCTCCACCTGTACCAGCTATACCACCTCTACCAACTACTACATTAAATGTTCCATTGGATATAGTTTCAGAGCCTGATATAAACCCACCAGCACCTCCGCCACCACCAAAGTCACCTCCACCTCCGCCACCTCCAGCAACGATTAAATAAAATATATCTAATGTAGATGATATAGGTACTTCATAAGGATTATATACTACTCTTTGCTCTCCCAAAAAAGCTTGTCCTATAAAATTTCCACCTAAGTAAATTGGTGATAATACTTCTGCCATATTAATATATTTTTTTTTTAATATACATTTCTTCCTAATGCCGTTTGGTAATTATTTACAATCGTTGAAAATGTAGCTGGGTTACTAAGTGTATCTCCTATTGTTGCAAATGCACAACCTCTACTACTATTTCTATTTGTACCAGTACCATTATTTTGTGCAGCTAAATAGAAAGTTCTATTTGGCATTGATGCTAAAGTTCCACTTGCGTTTATAACACGCGTACCATTTCTCCACATTTCCACATTTGCTGTTCTATTCATAATAGCAAATCCATTAGATGAGCCATGTGCTCCACCACTTCCACCTATTTGTGAATAGAATCCATATTGGTTACCATCTGTCCATCTCATAGCTATCAAACATTCATCAGTAGTTGCTGCACCGGTATTTACACCAATTTCAACATCTTCTGAATTTGCATTGTTGGTAAATGAATAATATGAGAATGAACCATTTGATGTTGTTAAGTTTGTACTAGCGTTTACAAATGTATCAGCGTATGTACCACTAACCCCATCAGGTTTTGCTCCACTAGCATCATGCGTCCATCCACCAACAAAGTTTAATCGGAATGCACCATCAGTATCTAATGGATTTTTAAGATTGTATTTGTGAGTTGTTGCAGTTCCACCAATCATAGGATAGATTGCATCCAATCCATTCCAATAGTTATCAGCTTTTAATGCTAATACTAAATTATTAATAGCAGTTGCATTTGTACCTGATATTCCAGTTGCTGTTATAAATGCTTGTGCATCCGAATCAAATGATGAGGCTTCATAAGGACCAATCCCAACCCATCCTTCATTTTGGAATCCAAATACTTCATCAGTTCCTAAAAACATTCTTTGTGATACTTCTGGCATAATTTATATTTTAATAGAAATCGTATCTATTTTTTGTTGCGTTAAAGTTTTGTGTAATTTCTGAAGGAGTTAGTACTCTATTATAAATTAGTGCTAATCCCATCATCCCATCAAGGTAATAAATATTTGTTCCACCCCATCCAATTCTTGCTAATTCATTATTTCCACTGCCACCATAAGCATTACCATTACCAGCTTGAATAAATTGGTCATTAATATAAAATTGCTTTACATAAGGTGATGTATTATTATATGTCCAAGTTGTAAAATACCATACTCCAGTTGCAGGAACTGGAGTTGATATTGTCATATCGTTTACATACATACCAAATATCCAAGTATTATTTCTTACAATAAGGTGCAATCCATTATTATTTGCTGCAGTACCGCCTGATAATAAACATCTTTCCTGTACGTTATCAAATTTATGCCAACATTGGAATGTCCAACTTCCTTGAAAGAATGTAGCAGGTAATGCTCCAATAGTTGCATATTGGTTAGTACCATTAAAATCTAACACACCATTGTTAGTTCCATTGTATGTTGGGGTATTAATAAGGGTAGCATTTCTAGCCAATCCACTTAAATCACCCCATACTGCGCCAGCGTTTGGATAAGAAGAACGATTACCAGCATCTAAGTAAGTGTTGATACCATCCTCCAATATCGGAGCTGACATATTTGAAAATGCTCCAAAGCTCATATTATACGAAATTTTGTAGTTTAGCTAAGTACACATTTGAACTATCAAATGATACAAAGGTTAATATATCTATTTTACTACTTCCAGATGTTGGTAAGTAACGGCTTCCACTCACTTGCTTAACGTTAGATGAGAATGATGCAGTTGCTTTTCCTACAGTTGTAAGTAATAAGTTACAAGTCTCACCAGGATTTACTCCGGTGATATTAAAGAATGTTGTTCCAGTTACTAATGATGTATAGAAATTACCAGCGTTAAAATCAATTGAAGCTGTGTTAGATGCTATACTTGCTGAAATTACATTTCCAAATACCGAACCAGTTACTATCAATGAACCAGAGATAATTGCTGAACCAGTGAAAGGGAATGTAGGTGTACTTGCTCCACCACTACCGGTAATTGCTGAACCTGATACAACATATAATGTGTTAGGGTCTTTAGTTGCTAATGCTGCGTATGATGCTGATGTAATTGATATTACGTGTCTTACAGGAGCTACATTTGTAGTTGTAGGTGATACGTTATCTATCAATGAACCAGTAAATGAACCAGAAGTAAGTAAATAACTTCCACTCACATTCAAACTACCTGTTATAGTATGTCTATCAGTTGCTGCATTTCCTAAATTAACTCCAGTACTTAATACTTGCAATTCAGTTGTTCCAGCTGCAAATCCTACACTCAATGAACCAGTCACACCTAATGAGCCTGTTAATTGTGTTGAGCCTGTTATTTGTGTTGCAACTGAACCTATTCTAACAAGTTCTGCAATCGCACCTACATCTCCTAAAGTTATTCCTCTAAAATTAACTGCGGAAGCTCCAATTCTCATTAAAGATGCTGTATCCGTTGGGAATAAATTATTTGCATTTAATGCACCTGCGAAAAGAAAGCCTCCTATATTTGTGTCTGCACCAACATTTAATGCGTTACTTATTCTCACCGAACCAGTCACTCCTAATGAGCCTGTAATTAATGCAGAGCCTGTGAAAGGAAAACCAGCTCCAGTTCCTCCACCCCCACCAGCTAATGTGATAGATGCAGTATTATCAGTTATTGTAAGGGCTTGTACGGCACTTCCACTAAATTGTAGGTAAGTTGCTGTTCCAACATTTGTTGAACCAGAAGCAAATCCTAAAGATGGTGTGATACCGGATGTTCCACTAACACCCGATGTTCCTGATGTTCCACTAACACCAGAAGTTCCTGATGTTCCATTTACACCTGAAGTTCCGTTTACTCCACTCGTACCATTAACTCCACTCGTACCATTAACTCCACTAGTTCCACTAACACCAGAAGTTCCTGAAGAACCAGCAGTTAAGTTAGAACCTGATATGATATACATCGTATTAGGGTCTGTTGTTCCAGCTGCAAGTAATGCTCCATAAGAAGCTGATGGTAATGTTACCACATTTGTTACTGCCGGTACAGTTGTGTATGTATCGTATATGTTTGATATAACTGAGCCACTAAATCCACCTATTGATTGATTTATTGAACCAGTCACTCCTAAAGAACCTGTTATTTGTGCTGAACCAGTGAAAGGAAATCCTACACCAGTTCCACTACCACCTGCTAAAGTTATAGAGGCTGTATTATTAGTTATTGTTAAATTTTGAACTGAGCTACCACTAAATTGTAAGTAAGTTGCAGTTCCTATATTTGTTGAACCAGACGCAAATCCTAAAGATACATTAGTACCTGAAGTTCCACTTACACCTGAAGTACCTGATGTTCCATTTACACCTGATGTTCCATTTGCACCTGAAGTACCTGAAGTACCGTTAGTTCCTGCTATACCACTTCCACTAATCAAATATAATGTGTTAGGGTCTTTAACTGCTAATGATGCGTATGAAGCTGATGTTAAAGTTACTACAAAATTTGCTCTTGGTACATCAGTATATGAGTCAGTAATATTACTTACCAAACTACCACTATTGCCACCACTTACAAAATAGTTAGAACCAGTTACACTTAATGAGCCTGTTAATTGAATTGAACCAGAGAATATTGCCGAACCCGTATAAGGGAAAGATGCGTTACCTGTTCCAGTTCCACCAACCAATACAATTGATGCTGTATTTGAATTTACAGTTATTGATTGTACTGCACTTCCACTAAAATCTAAATATTGTGCAGTTCCTAATGTTACACTTGCTGATGCTATTGTATTAATTGATGTTAATCCAGACGTACCACTTGTACCAGAAGTTCCTGATGTGCCGCTACTTCCATCTACACCATTAATTCCGCTTGTACCAGAAGTGCCTGAAGTACCACTACTTCCTGCTACTCCATTTATTCCAGAAGTGCCGCTTGTGCCGCTCGTACCGCTTGAACCATCTAATCCACTAACACCAGAAGTTCCCGATGTTCCTGAAGTTCCCGATGTTCCTGAAGTGCCACTTGAACCATTTAATCCGTTTATACCGCTTGTGCCTGATGTGCCGCTAGTACCAGAAGTTCCTGATGAACCAGCACTTCCATTTGTTCCTGCCAATGCTACTAAATCCCATTTGTCTGGGTATGCTACTGGGTCTTCATCCGTATTACCTACTACACATATATAAGAACTTCCATCATATTCTACTACATCATTTACTACATAGATGTCAATTGAATTCCACTGTCCTCTCCAAGTAAATGAAGTACCAGAAGTACCGCTTGTACCTGATGAGCCATTAACTCCGCTAGTTCCACTAACACCTGAAGTTCCCGATGTTCCTGAAGTTCCTGATGTGCCAGATGTGCCACTACTTCCGTTTACTCCATTTACTCCAGATGTTCCACTAGTACCAGAAGTTCCTGATGAGCCGGATGAACCATCTATACCATTAATACCTGAAGTACCTGAAGTGCCACTACTTCCGTTTACTCCGCTTGTGCCTGATGAACCATTAACTCCACTTGTACCAGAAGTTCCCGATGTGCCACTACTTCCGCTTGTGCCGCTTGTACCACTACTGCCTGAAGTTCCATTGATTCCTGATGTTCCTGACGTACCAGAAGTTCCACTTGTGCCAGAAGTTCCTGATGAACCACTGCTACCTGCTACTCCATTGATACCAGATGTACCTGAAGTTCCTGATGTGCCACTACTACCTGCCGAACCATTTATTCCACTAGTTCCAGAAGTACCTGATGTTGCTGCATTATAAGATGTTCCATTTATTATTAAGTCTCCTTGAATAGAAAAAGAACCAGTTACTCCACTGCTACCGGTAATATATTGTGAGCCTGAAAATACGTTTGAACCGGTTGTTGCTAAATTACTAATATTAACTGCAGTTGCATTTACGTTAATTGTTGCTACATTACCAGCTAATGAAGCTGTTATAGAAGCTCCTACAAAATTTAATGCAGTTGCTGAACCTAATGAAACTCCTTCTTCTTGAATTACAACACCACTACCAGATAATACTAACGAATCTACTTGGGCTTCTAACATTGCAATACTTCCCGATACTGATGATGAATCAATATTATATTGTCCTTCATCAACTAAGGAATCAATCATATCAGTATTGAATCCTCTTAGTAAGGCTGGTGTAATGTATCCAAAATTATTATTAGGAAAGCTACTTTGGTTTTGTGCTTCTAATTGCTGTTTATTTAAGTTAGACATATTTTATATCTTTGTTTTATATATTTTCAACATCAAATCCACTAGAGAATCCTCTACTAAATGCTCCCTGCTGTTTTGCAGCCGATTGCGTTTGTCCAATAGATTGTCCTATCAATGCACCATCACAACAATCCATAGAATAAGTGTCAGCATCATCACATAAACAAGCTCTACGCTTATTACGTGGGATTGCTCTACCTCTAGTTGGACCGAAGTAAACACCTGAATTCTTTCTTTGATTTTGATTACTAGCTGGTGTTGGCATGTTATTGTGCTTTTGCTGGTGGATAAATTAAACCTACTCCCTGTGCTCCCATAGTTTTATCACAACATTTTTGAGAATAAGTGTTCTTATTCCTACACAAGCATCCCATTCTGTTACCTTTTCTTGGTGAACTTAATGATTGCGTTGGTTGTGGTTTCGGTTTAGGAGTAGCAACAGTTCTAAGCTTCATCTGATTTCTTTTAGATTTAACAACTAAGGGAATAAAAGTTATGAACTTAACCTTTCTTCACTGCTTCCTTATACATCAGCTCTTCCAAGAATGCCACATCAGCCTGATAAGCTAACATTAATAAACATTTTTCCAATGGTTCTTTTGTTATT